GTGCGCCCGAGGGTGCCCTCGGTGGCGAGCTTGACGAGATCCGGGGCCATCTGGGCCACGGTTCGACCCGCCTGCGTGCCGTAAAGCCGCGCCAGGGCCTCCTGCGGGGCCTGGCGGTAGCGGGCCGTCAGCGGGCCACCCTCGCCGCCCGGGCCCGGGAGGCTCTCAAGTTCCCCTGCGGGGCCTCCGAAGAGCCTGCCCGTGATGCGGGGCATCTCGGCCTGGGCCTCGCTCACGCGCCGGGCCGCCTCGGCCTCGGTGGCCTGCTCCTTGCGGCGCGTGCGCAGGCCCTCGAGGCCGCCCAAGAGGCCCGAGCCAGACAGCATCCCGAGGATGGCCGCCGTGCCGCCCTCGCGGGCGAGCCGCCGGCGCTGCTCCTCGGTCATGCCTTCCATGTTCTCGCCCAGCAGGCCACCGATGAGGCGCTGGAATCTGGTCATCTCTGCCATATCACTCTCCGAGCAGACCGCCGCGCACGCGACGGCCGCCATACAGGCTATAGAGGCCGCCATAGATTCTGGCGGGGTCGTACTGCGACGCGCGCCCGGCAAAGCCGCCGCGCTCGATCTTGGGGGAGAGGGAGCTGCTCAAGTCGACCTCTTCCTCTTCGGGCTTCTTCTTTAGGTTCTTGAGGACGTTCCCGAACGAGAACCCACCAACCCCGCCGCCCTTGTCGCCGCCGGCCATCATGGCCTGCATAATCGCTTGCATAATCGGGTCCATCACTTCTTCCCCTTGCCGACCTTGCGGTCGAGCTCCTTGATGGCCTCGGTCAAGAGGCCGATTAGCTGCGGCGCACCTACCTGCCGCATCCCGTCACCACGGCGCGAAACGGCGCGCGGCATGACCTTCTCGACATCCTGCGCCGAGACGCTCATGTCCTTCTCGCCGCCGTTGTCCTCGCCCTCCTCGGAGCCGTATCCGTCCTCCCACTCGAACTCGATGCCCTTCAGCCGGCGCACCTTGTCGAGCGGGTTCTTGATGGACTTGATGTCGCGCTTCATGTCCTCGTCGGACCCGAAGACCTGGTTCATCATGTTCCAGTAAGACGGGCGCCCGGTGACGGTGTTGGTGCCCGTCGTATTCATCGGCGACGCCTGCACCGCACCCTGACGGATCGCAAGCTGCTGGAGCGGGAACTGCTGCCGGCGGAGGTCCTCCTCGCGCTGCGCGTTGAGGAACTGCTGGAAGAGCTGCTGCTGCTGCGTGCCGAGGCCCATCATCGCAGCGCCCGCGCCGTAGCGGTTCTGGAGCGCCGTCTGGCCGTAGCCGGCCAAGTCGCGCCCGGCGCCGAGCCGGAGCTCTGCGCCCTGCACCCCGGCCGCCTGATTGGCCCGAGCGGCCTCCATCGCCGTGCCGACATTGAACTGCTCGGCGGCGGTCCCGAGGCGCTGCGCGTCGAGCTGCGCCTGCTGGTTCGCCTGCTCGGCCGTCAGACCCATCTGCATGTACTGCTGCACGGCCTGCTGGTTCGCCACCCCGGCGCGCATCCCCTGCTCGACGTTGAACTGCTCGGCCGTCAGCCCGAGCCGCTGCGCTTCCTGCATGGCCCTCTGGTTCTCGAGGTCGGCGCGCATCTGCGCGTCGACGTTCGCGGTCTCGGCCGTGAGCCCGAGCCGCGCGAGCTCCATGTCGCGCTGCTGGTTCGAGATCTGACCACGCTGGGCGAGCTCCATCACGTTCTGCGCCGCCGCCTGATTGGCGAGCCGCGCCGCTTGCTCCCGGCCGACATCGGCCTCACGCAGCGCCGCGGCCTCGCGGAAGCCTCGAGCGCGCTGCTCGGCCACGAAGCGGTTACGCTCGCGCGCCGCCTCGCCCGCGGCGATGCCCTCCTCGATGGCCGCGCGCGACCCGCCGAAGGCACGGGCCGCGGTGGCGCGGGCAGCGCGAGCGCCACGGGCTTGCTCCTCGGCGCGGCCGATGTCCTCGAGGCCGGCTTGAATGACGCCCGCCTCGTAGGGGTTCATATACCGCCCGAGGTCTTGCTCCAAGAACCCGGCCGCCTGCGCCGTGGGCGCAGCGCCAGGGGCGGCGATGTCACGCGCCGCGAAGGTCGTCCCGACGCGGCCGGCAGAGACACGGCTGGGGGCGAACTGCGTCCCGACCGCGCCGGCGCTCACGCGCTCCGGGCCACGCGCCAGCGCGCCGCCGATGTCGCGCGCGCCGAACTGCGTCCCGACGGCGCCCGGCGCGATGCGCTCGGGCTGGAAGCCGAGCTCACGCTGCGCCGCGCGCGCGGCCTGCTCCACCTCGGGGACGAAGCCGCCCTCCTGCGCGATGCGGCGCGTCATGGCCTCGCCGGCCATGTAGTCGCGCGTGAAGGGCGCCACCATGAGGCCTCTGTAGGGCTCGTAGGGGATCGCCGCGACGTCCTCGGCGAACTGCAAATTTTGCAGGACGCGGTTGTAGATCTGCGGGTCGATCTCCGTCTTGGAGACTTCCTTCTTCTTGGAACTGAAAATCTTGCTCACAGTTTCTTCTCCAGCACCACGGCGGTGCGGCGGTATCCTTCAAGCGCCCTCTGCCATCCAGGGCGGCCCATTATCAGCATCGTGTCGCAGCCTATCTTGCGCGCCCAGTCCTCGATGATCGGGCGGATGTGGTCGTTTATCTCCTTCAAGTCGCCCGCGCCGATGATGACCGTCAGCTGCTTGATTCGCGGGAAGATGTCGATGGTCGTGACGACGCACGAACTCTCCGAGCACCAGAACTGGAACTCGCCAGAGCCGATGCGCTCGACGACATCCTCGAAGGTCATCTGGCCATAGCCCTCCGCGAGCGCCCTGTCGATGAGCTCGCGGTAGCGGTTGATGATCTCGCGCTCGTAATAGTCGGCCTGCGTCATCTCTCGCCCCCCGCCACGGCATCGAGCCGCATGGTGCCGACGCGCCAGTCGGTCATCGAATCGCCCGTGACCTTCATCTCGACCTGCCGGCCGCTGAAGCGGACCGGGGTGTAGGGCGAGTCGATGGTGTAGGTCTTGACGACCTCGCTCCCGAGCGGGGTGAACCGCGTCTTGAACTGCACGCCGACAGACCCCTGCGTCTTCTCGTCGGCGATGAGCTGCCGCGCCACCATGATGCGGTCGCCGTTGCCGAACTCTATCGGCCCCGTCTGCGCGTAGGGCGTCGCGCCATCATAGGTGACGCCGACCTCCTGCTCGTAGACGTAGCCATCGGTCGAGACCATCAAGGGATAGGTGAACACGCCACGGTCGGTGCCGGCCGTGCGGGCGAGAGACCCGATGGTCCAATGCTGTTCGCGGTAGTTGTAGACCACGTAGGAGTCGTTCTCGGTGTTGTTCACGCTCGGGTAGAACCACCAGACCTCGCCGAACTGGTTGTTCGCCACGGCGTAGACCTTTGAGCGCTGCGTCTGCGAGAGGTTGTTGGTCACATAGTCGAGCACGTCGCAGTTGATGGGGCGCACGAAGCCGTCGTACACGAAGAACCCGGACGGAGACCACCAGTAGGCGACCGACTCGACCGCCGCCACGGCCTGCGCGCTGATGAGGCCGCAGCCGGTGGCGATGCGCTCGAAGCCGTACACGAACGGCGGCCCCTGATACTGCGCCGTGTGGACATCCACATCGGTGAAGATGAGGTTCACGCCGCGCAGTCGCTTGCCGGCGACGATGGAGCCGACAGACTCGAGCTCGATGTCGCCGGCTTGGTTGGTGATGGCCGGCGTCCAGAGCGTGTTGTTCTCCTGGTCGCACCATTGCACCTTGCGCGCGTTGCCGCCGGCGCCGAGCGCGAACACGAACCGCTCGGCCGTGACCATCACGGCCTTGTTGCTGGTCGGCGCGTTGGCGAGCGCGGCCGCGTCTGACCCGGTGTTGAGCTGCCACTCAAGGATCTTTCCGTCGGCGTTGGAGCAGGCGAGCAGATACTCGCCCCAGTTGTCGAGGCTCCAGGTCGTCGCGGGCGTCACGGTGCCGGTGTCGGGGCGCGGGGTGCCGTAGGAGAACAGCCCGTAGGGGCCGCCGCCGTAGGCAAGGTTCAGCGTCGCGTCGGCGCTGCCCACCGTGAACGACGCCGGGGTGATGTCGGTCAGCGTCCCGGCCTCGTTCATCGCGTAGAGGTTCGAGTGCGTCCCGGCGGCGATCCAGCGCGCGTTGGCGTTGGTGCGCCAGGTGAGTAGCCCCCGGCACTTGCCGGTGAGCTGACTGTTCGACCGCTTGC